CTACCAAAGTTGAATTAGGTATAGATACTGCTGCGTTTGGTGGTCGAGTAATCTTAGATGATGATGGTGATACTTACATTGAAGCTGTTACTGATGATACTATTGATATCTATGTAGCAGGTGCTAAAGACTTTGTAATTACTGCTAATGACTTTACTGCAGAAAGTGGATCTGTAATTTCTACAGATACTATTAATGAAAGTACATCAGGTTCTGGTGTAACTATTGATGGTGTATTAATTAAGGATACTACTATTGATGTTAACGGTACTGCTGGTGCATTAATTTTAGATACTGATGCTGATACAAAAATACAAGCATCAACAGATGACAACATAGAATTTTTTACTGCTGGTAAAAAACAATTTAATTTAACTAATTCTGGCTCTGTACAAGCCTTTAGAGACGGTGGCACAACCTTTGGCCCAAGTTTTAATGGTCAACATCAAAGAGGCACACTTGCTTCTCCATCTATTGTACAAAGTGGTGATAGATTAGTTGAGTTTAAATCTACTGCTTATGATGGCACTGCTTATATAGATGGCCCACGTATATCTTTTAGAGTTGATGGTACTCCAGGTGATGATGATATGCCTAGTAGAATAGAGTTCCAAGTAGTAGCAGATGGTTCAAATTCTCTAAGTGAAGTAATGAGAATTACAAATGCAGGAATAGTAGGAATGGGAGCAACCGCAAGTGGTGCTGATTTAGGTACTGGTTTACATATTAAAACATCAGATAGTGGTGCTAGTGTTAACGCTTCTCACGATGAATTAGTGATTGAAGCTAATGGTAATTCAGGTATTGCTATACTTTCAAGCACAAGTAACGCTGGTGCAATATGTTTTGGAGATAGTGGCAATAACTGTATTGCTTATATCAATTACGATCACGCTACTAATGATATGAGTTTTGGTACTAATAATGCTGAAACATTAAGATTAGGCGATAGTAGGGAAGTATCAACAGGAGGTGAAACTGCTCCTGATGTAAGTGAAGGTGGAATAACTTTAGATCAAAATGCAAGTGATAGTCAAATACTATCCTTTAAATCTTCTGATATTGCACACGGAATGACTGCTGAAAAAGAAACAGATACTTTTGCGGCTTTTGAAAAACATAATGCTACTGAAGGTGGTTTAAGAATTATTGGTTTAAGTGAATCAGGATCTCCTGGTGTACAAATTTATGCTAATATAACTACAGAAAGTACTGCTGAATCAACTTCTACTGAAGCCGCAATGATGGTAAATGCTAGATTAAAAGACGGTTCAGGTCTTACTGGTCTTGGAACTGACGGCAATGCATTTGCAGTTGTAGGTAATGGAGGTTCTGTTCAATTTATTGTTAAAGGCGATGGTGAATTATTTAGTAATCAGTCAGCAACTGTTGGTGTTTACGATACATATGAAGATGCTCAATTAGTTCGTGCTTATGATCTAGCTCATAGCAGATATGAAACTGGATTAATTGATTCTAAATTTGATGAATTTGTACAATATAATAAAGATGATTTAGTCAAAGCAAAACTTATCGGTAAAGATAAAGATGGTAATGCTACTAGCTTTGTAAACTGGACAGGTATGAGTAGACTTCACAATGGTGCTATATGGCAACAATATGAAAAACATCAGAACCTAGCTAAAGCAGTATATGAACTTGCTAAAGCAGCAGTTGGTGAAGATAAAGCCAATGAGATACTAGAACAAAACGAAATTAAATTATTAAACTAAGGAGAAAACAATGGCAATAACAGCAAATATGACAACTCACGATGGCGTAGCACTAACAGATGCATACGTTAGAGTGACGTCTACATATGTAAAAAAAATGGGTAGTGACTGGAAACTAGTCTACGATGTTGAAATCTACAAAGATAAAGCAACACGTGATGACGAAGTAACAGAAAAAACTATGCGTATTAAAAATAATCACGTAGATCATTTTAAGATTGACTACAGCCTTGACGCTTCTGATAATCCTGTTAAATTAGCTTATGCTGATTTGAAAACAAACAGCGAATTATCAAACGTAGCAGATGCATAGGAGATAAAATGTTTACACTGAATAATAAAGAATATGACGAATCTAAATTATCTGATAAAGGTAAAGCAGCTTATGTTAAACTTATAAGAATTGCTGAACAAAAATCTGATTTAGATATTGTTGCTAATCATTGGACAGCACAGCTCCAAGCTGAACTTCCAAAAGAAGAAGTTACAGATGGATCAGAGTCAAAAGAATAGCGTAGATATTGCACGTCTAGAGGGCAAAGTTGACGTAATAGCAGAACGATTAACCCAAATGAAGGATAATCACCTGTTTCATATTGAGAAAGATATGCGTCAACTCCGTGCTTTAGTGTGGTTTATTGGTACTACAGTCTTTGCTCAGATGTTATTCTTGATTATTCGTTCATTTACGTAGTATTGCACGTATAGGGTAAATCAGTGTATAAACAAGTATGTCTAAGAACTCGGTCATACTAGTTATTTCAGATACCCATTGTCCTTACCATCATCCTGATCTAATACCTTTTCTTAAAAGTCTTAAAAAAAAATACAAACCTGATCGTGTTATTCACATTGGTGATGAGGTGGACTCTCACGCCATAAGTTTTCACGACAGTGATCCTGACCTATATAGTGCAGGTGACGAACATAAAGCCTCACTACCCACAATTCATGAAATGGAAAAACTATTTCCACAGATGGATCTGATGGATAGTAATCATGGTTCCTTAGTCTATCGTAGACAAAAGGCTAGTGGTCTGCCAAGAGCTGCCATGAAGTCTTACAATGAGTTTTTACAAGTAGGGCCTGGTTGGGTATGGCACGATGATCTCCTTATCACGATGTCAAATGGCCAACAAGTTTATTTCTGTCATGGCAAAGCTGCCAACGTCTTGAAAGTGGCACAGCAATATGGTTGTCCAACCGTACAAGGCCACTATCATAGTTCTTACAACATACAATACTGGGGCAATCCTAATAGCCTAAACTGGGGTATGCAGGTCGGCTGTCTTATAGATGCCAAATCATTGGCGTTTGAATATTGTAAAACACAAAAATCAAGACCGATTATTGGTTGTGGTATCATCATCGATGGTTTACCAAAATTATTACCTATGGTCTTGTCAAAAGGCGGTAGATGGAATAAAGTGTGTCCATGAGTGCTTTTGATGAACAAGTTGGCGGTGAACATTACTTAGCATGGCCAATACAGTTGATGGAATTTTTTATAAAAAACAAAGTAGGTAAAGCTGAAGGCGATGCCATACAATATATTTTAAGACAAAAAGGCTCACGTATTGAAAACCTTGACAAAGCAATACACGTATTGCAAATGTTAAAAGAAATAGAAAATGAATAACGTGGCACGATTTAAAGTACCTGACAGAATGTATTCTGCAAATGTGAGAATGGTAGTGGATGATAACCCACTTAATGCTATTCTTGACTACGTGATTGATGAAGAAGGCGTTACACCTGTAGCAGTATGGGTGAAAACAAAAAAATCAGAATCAACACTAGACCGAGAGTTACGGAGTTCAGGTAAAGCGGTATCACTGTTACTGCAGTTTGGCTGTCCGCTAAAAGAGATTTCAGACACCTTTACTAGAGATAGTATTATAGGTTCAGTCGTTTGGTATATAAATAAAAACATCGAAGATATTCTTGCAGGAAATCAAGCTGAAAAGACTCCGATCTTATCTACCCAACCAACAGGTTATACAATTAAATAGGAGGCACTAATGCCATTTGAAATGATTACCATGCTCGGTAGTACCGTGCTTGGTGGAGTGATGACTATATGGTCACAGTCTATCAAAGCAAAACAAGCAGAGCAAAAGATGTTATTAGCAAGAGCTGATAAACAAGCAGAGATATTTAAAGAAGCACGTGAATATGAAAACACAGGCTTCCAATGGACTAGACGTATTATTGCCTTAACGGCAGTATTTGCTATTGTGGTCTTACCAAAGATCCTACCATTAGTGTCACCTGATGCTCACGTGATTGTGGGTTATACAGAATGGAAACCTGGTTTCTTATTCTTTGAAGGCAAAGATGTAATGCAATGGGTACCAATGGCACACAAAGGTATCGTCATAACCCCATTAGATACTAATCTCGTATCAGCTATTATTGGTTTATACTTTGGTGGATCATTAGTTAAAAAATGATGTTCTTTGTTATAACTATCATGCTTACATTTCATGGTGGGGATCAATACAGCAGAGAATATAAACTTAAAACATTTGACGATACATGGGCGTGTTGGGAATTTATCACTGAGAACAAGGTTGAGTTACTGACTCCACACTTGCTTGAGTATGGTGACAATATGCAAGGTTTTGAATTTTATTGCGAGAGCAGATACGGAGAAGAAGTATGATAAGAAGTATAGGCATAGCTGTAATAATTACAGTATGTATGTTATGGGGTTTCAGTGCATTGATGAACTCTGCAATAGCAGATGTTACTGGTGCAGGATCGACTACTAACACACAGTCTACTTCAGGTAGTTCGGCAACAAACACCGCTATCACAGGTGGCTATCATTCAGAGGCTACAACTAATTACCAATCAGGCTCATCTTCTAACACTACTACTAACAACGAAACAACAAACAACTCATACACTGGCGATCAACGTGTCGTACCTAGTTCTGCTGCACCTAGTCTATCTAATATGTCACAAGACGTATGTAGCATAGCGGTAGTTGGTGGCATACAAAAGTTTGGTCTTGGCATATCTGCTGGTACAAGTAAACGTGATATTAATTGTGAAAGACTTAAACTTGCAAAAGCTCTACATGACATGAATATGCGTGTGGCTAGTATCGCTTTACTATGTCAAAACCCAATGGTGTTTGAAGCTATGGCTCATGCTGGTACAAGTTGTCCGTTCTTAGGAGCTATAGGCACTGACGCTGAAGCTAAATGGAAAGAGTACCCACAACTTAGACCTGATTACGAAGAATATACCAAGAACTTAAAGTACACCACAAGAATAGACGATAAAAAAATAATAGACTTGGAGCAAGAAGAAGATGAAAATATTATTACTTATTCTAGCGGTGATGTTAAACTCGGTAACGAGTAAAGCAACAGACGTAGTTTTACCCGACACTCCCAACGTAGGTGACACCACTACTATCACTACCGTTACGACAGGTAATCCTGTAACCACTGGTAATTTAATATCACAAGACTTTGACGATGGTACTTGGAACGGTACGATATTTCCTGATAACTCAGACCTTAATCACTCAACTTGGTTGACTGGTAAAGAAAACACTTACGCAGAGACAGTTATAAACTCGACAGATTATTTGACGTTAGAAGAAATGAAACTTGGTTTTACTTCTAACTTTACTGCTGACATCAGGTGGTGGAACTATG